GCAATGGTCAAAGAGGACTCCTATCTAAAAAAGATGATCAATGGTTTTTTTCATTGGGCAAATGCACTGAAATAAAGTGTATCCCAGCACTATACAGCTTGGGGATATTATTTATGGATGACATGAGAGGAAAGAAATGAATTTTATGAGCTGCGGAAGTTGCTCTAGAGTCTGCGAAATTAACAACACAGGGATTTGCTTGGGTTGTCAACGCGGCTTTGTCAATCTCCCTCAAGAAGATTCATGGGAAAAGTCCCCCCATCGAAAGAAAGTAAAACTAGAGCAAAGACAAAAGGAGCTGGAAGATGCCATTCAAGAGTCAAGCGCAAAGGAAGTTTCTTTACGCAAAAAAGCCGGTAGTGGCCAGGGAGTTCGAACGCCACACTCCCAAAGGAAAAAAGTTGCCAAAAAAGGCTAAGAAAGCCACAAGGAAAAAGAAATGAAAAAACTAAATTTTGAAGAGTGGCTGTTCAACAAACTGAAAGAGGTAGAGGATTTTTACACTGCTTACCAGGCTTTCAAAGGATTATTCACCGTGGGTTTTCACTTAGCAGCTCACACAATGGAAATGGATAAAAAAGAATTGAAGTCCCTTTTTGAGAATATTTTACAGGAGGCTTTGGAAAGAGATGACATTCATTTTGGTCCTAGCCCAGGAGACGGATAATGACATTAGAATGCATTAAATTTACTCCCTTTAACAAGGGAACGCTCCGAGGATTTGCCGACGTTCACGTCCCTAAACATAAAATGACTTACTACTCTCTCACCCTTCATGAAAAGGATGGGAAAAAATGGATTAATATTCCTTCAAGGCCCATTGAAAAAGAAGATGGAACCAAGGAATGGCTTCCCTACTACAGGTTCGATGAACCAGAACACCTAAAGCTTTTTTGTTCTCATGTCAAAGAAGCAATTGAAAAGAAACTTCAAGAAACTCAAGGAGAAAATAACTATGAGTCTGATGGCGAGATTTGTTTTTAACAGTGGAGCACCGCTTGAAATCCACGATATTAGCGAAGAGCAAAAACAACTAATTTTGGATACGGTGAAAAAGAAAGACATCTTTCATTTTGAGCATGAAGACAAGCTTGTATGGGCTAACTTTCAGAATCTCGAATATTTTTACATCATCCCAAAACAACAAAAAGTTGAAGAGGTTGCCCCAACTCCAGAATGAGAATAAATAAATCTCTAATATGTTAGAGTTAAAATAAACCCGCAAACCACTTTAGGGTCATGAACTGGAAACACGAAACTTGGGAGCTAGCTTCTCTCCATGAAAATCCTTCCAACCCACGCCGCCTATCAAAGAAACAGGGCGAAGAGCTTAAAAAGTCACTTCGTAAGTTTGGGCAGTGTGAACCTATCGTTATCCAACCAGATGGAACGATTATCGGAGGTCATCAGAGAGTGCGCATCCTCAAAAAAATGGGACAGAAGCACGTCGATGCTTACGTTGCCGAAGAGCCTTTGTCGGACGAAGAATTTAAAGAGCTCTCAATCCGCCTTAACAAAAACCAAGGTGATTGGGACTTTGATGCTCTCGCAAACTTGTGGGAAGTCGATCTTTTGCTCGAAAGTGGTTTTACTCCTGAAGAGCTTTATCTGGATATCATAGAAGAAGAAGAGAAGAAGCCATCATTTTTTACTCTCACAGCTAAGTTTGAAAACGAAGACGATCTTCGAGAAGCAGAGTTGGACATTGCTGCAGTAATTTCTAAGTATAACACGGCTAGCTACAAGGTGAAGACGAAATGAGTGATGATGATTGGTGGCAAAGAGTTTGGGGGGATATCGAAATTCTTGAAAACTTATGGAAGGTAAGAATGGGAATTCATTATTCCGATGACGACTGTCAAAATTTACCCCTGATTGAAGATTGGATTTGGAAGAAGTTAGACTCACTTCACTGGGCATTAGGCCATCTTTTAGAGGAAAAGGTGAAGACGAAATGAAGAGCAAATTATTTTTATCTAATTCCTCTTCCCACCTTTATTCCTTGAGGGCCATAACTTCGGACTTTGATTATCAAAAGCTTCTTCTAATGAATGAACCCCATCATAAAAAGATATCAGTTGCCTATGGGATAGAAGAAGAAATTCTGGTCTCCGTTTGTGATGAAGAGTTTAATAAGGCCTTAAGCTTTTTTAAATGCGCTTTTGATCATATTGTGAAGTCCTACGAAGATAAATGGGAGTTTCACGAGCCTTCTCTCTCTTTTCATCCAGAACAAAATCTGCTGTGGATGGAAATTTACCTTAAAGAAAGGAATGAAGATGAGAATGCTAACTGAAGTTCTTAAACCATTCGAGCCTCAAAGAGAACCAGTCATGGTTGATGGTCTTCTCCATAGAGGAAGAATAACCGTTTATGGGGTCAAAGTAAGTTCTGATCAGATGACATGTCAGGATTGTGGAAGCACTGAAGGGTTCACCTGTCGGGATGGTGAGCATAAGGTTTGGTTTTGCGTTAATCAAAAATGCATAGACACAGACTCCGAGATAACTAAGAAACGAGACAGGAAAGCTCGAAAAGAGAGTTTTTAATGAGCAGGCCTAAAAAAGAAATCGATTGGAAGAAGGTTGATGTAATGCTTGAAGCGCATTGCAATGGTACCGAAGTAGCTGCTCAATTTGATATGCATCCAGAGACTTTTTACGACCGTGTAAGAGCGGAGTTTAATATCGGTTTCACCGAATATATGCAACAAAAAAGGTGCAAAGGGAAGTCCAACCTTAGAGCTAAGCAGTATCAACAAGCAATGACAGGATGTAAAACACTTCTTATTTGGCTCGGCAGAAACTGGCTTGCTCAAAGAGAAGAACCTAAAGAAGACAAAGAGTTTGATGGAAAGCTTTCAAACCTTCTTGACAAGCTACTCGCTATAGAAGGACCGGAAGCGTTTAAAGCAGAAACAGAGGAAGAAGATGATAGAAAAACTGATGAGTGACCCGTGCTTCCCCTATTTTATTGGAAGCGTTATTGCTGTTGTCCTCGGAGGCTTTGCAGTCATGATGATAAATAAGTTAAACAAATGAGTGTCAGAGACGTAAGGAAACCTAAAACATGCAAGCTGTGTAGGTCCAGCTTTTGGGATGGAGACTGCACGCAGGTATTTTGCAGCACATGTTTAACAGTTGGAGTTTGGCAGCAAATTCAGAAACAACAGGAGAAGAGAGATCGACTTAAAAATGTTCAATTTAATGAGCAGGATTTGGGAAACGTTAGTGTATGACGAGTGCACTGAGAATGAAAAACTCGCGTCCTTGATCTCTGTTTTAAATGTTTATTCATCCCTTTTAGGAATCCTTGATGATGAATTTAAAGACATAATGCATTCACTGGCATGCAATTATATGGGACCTTCCCCGGAAATTGAGAGTGAATTCCTCTTAAACTTTTATGCGAGGAAGCGACGTGAACACTGAACTGATTACCCAACAATGTAATGAGTGCAAAAAGGAATTGCCTCTCTTTGAGTTTGGTTACTCTCCAAGCAGAGGACGACCTACAGCAAAGTGCAAAGAGTGCACAAGAAAACGGCGAAAGAAATGGTATAAATCAGACCCAAACCTCGCTTATAGCCCATGGAAAAAAAAGAAGGCTTTAAAAGATTAAATGTTCATTGAGCAGCTCAGCCAGATTCAACTAGATGCAATGCAGAAGTCCGATGCCCGTCTAAATATCTTCGAGGGTCCCGTGCGAGCTGGCAAGTCTTTCATCTCTCTTTTGAGATGGCTTGAGTTCTGTAGGAATGGTCCTAAGGGCCCTCTTTTAATCTGTGGAAGAACGGATAAAACGATCAAAAGGAACATTATACTCCCTCTTCAAGAGCTTGTTGGAAACGCATTAAATTATTCAATTGGAAAGGGTGAAGTTACTCTTTATAATAGACTTATGTATGTAGTCGGAGCCAACGACGAAAGGGCAGAAGGTAAGATACGCGGTTCCGAGTTCGCCGGCGCGCTAATAGATGAAGCAACATTGATCCCTGAAAGTTTTTTTAAAATGCTATTATCAAGACTATCAGTCGAGGGAGCGCAACTGTTTGCTTCTACAAACCCTGATTCGCCATATCACTGGCTTAAGAAAGACTACATCGACCGGGAAGAAGAACTCAACTTAAAAGTTTTTTCATTCAATATTCGAGACAACCCCTCTCTTAGTGAGAATTACATAAATGAGCTTTCCAAAGAATACCAGGGGCTATGGCACAAACGTTACATAATGGGAGATTGGGTACTTGCCGATGGCGCAGTTTATGACTTTTTTGAAGAAGATATTCATGTTATTCCTATGCCTCGCAACGTTGCCGATTATTATATTGTTGGGGTTGATTATGGCACTACTAACCCTTGCGTTTTTACTCTTATTGGGTATTGCCCGGGTGGCTATCCAAACATATGGCTTGAGAAGGAATATTATTTCGATTCTAAAAAGGAATTAAGACAAAAAAGTGATTATGAATATACAAAAGATTTACAAGAATTTGTTGCCGGATACAATGTAAAAAAAATCTATATAGATCCTAGCGCCGCCTCTTTTAGGCAAGAGCTAAGGAGAAACGGAGTAAACAACGTTGCTGACGCTATTAATGATGTCATTCCTGGAATTCGATTTGTGGGACAGCTGCTGACCAATGGGACGTACAAGATATGCTCGGCGTGTACGAACACCCTTAAAGAGTTCAGTAACTACTTGTGGGACTCCAAAGCCTCAGAAAGAGGGGAAGACAAGCCGATTAAACTTAATGACCATGCAATGGATGCGCAACGTTATGCGCTCTATACGCACTTTTTTAACAAAAAAATGGGGCCGTCCATGACTGAGGCAGATGCCCAAAGATTAGAGGAAATGTATGGATAATAAAAAAAAGGAACTTCTATGAGCCTCTTTGGATGGATCCCTTTCAAAAGAGATCAGTTATTGGTTCTAAAAAAAAGGATAAATAGGGAAAAAAATTTCATTATTTATTGCCAACATAGGCTGGATCAAATAATTAAGAAGTATAATGAACTCTCACAAAAGGAAGATAACGTGAAAAAACAAGGTAAGAAAGATAAGATGGACGAGAGTCTTGGCATGCGTCGAGGCAAAGAGTCTACTAAGAAACAATCATATAAAAGTCGAAGACATGAATCAACTGGCATGAAGAAAGCCATGGCAAAAAAGAAGAAGTAATATGGAAAGCAAAGAATTTAGAGCTCGAGAAATCCCTATGAGAAGGGAAGTTAACGCAGACATAGATGATGTTCCTGTTGTTGCTCGTTCTCCATCTTTTCAGCAGCCAATCGAAGAAGCAGTTGAGCAAACTAAGATGGCGTTAGAGCAAAGGAAGGTTCGTCGTGGCTAAAAAGACAACCATCGGAAAAGGAATGAAAGTTCCACGTGGTAAAGAAGCTAAGATGAATAAGAAACCTGGTGGTTCGAATGTTGGAGAGTATAAAAGCGTCTCTAAAAAAGACTTTGCAGGTCCTTCGGGGGGCGCTCCCGCTGGCTCTTATCCAATTAATACTAAAGCTCGAGCAAAAGCGGCGCTAGCCTATGCTCATAATGCACCACGACCAACAGGAATAAAAAGAGCTGTATATGCGAAATACCCGGATTTAAAGCCGGCTAAGAAAAAATAAGGCTAAACCACCCCCAAAGGGAGCCATACAAAACACGCGAGGCTTGGAGTTGATCCCTCCTTCGATGCCGTATCATCGGCCTCGCACTTTCAATACGGTGAAAGTACCAATTAGAGAGTGCGAATGTCGACAATTAATAACGGTTTATCGATAGTCAACGAGTATAACGATTACTATCAAGAGGCTTATTACGCTTGGAATCCCTTCTATCCCCTCGCTGATAGAGATCTCCGTTTTTACTTAGGAGAACAATGGGACGAAAAGGAAAGGCAAAAGCTTTTTGAAGAGAACCGAAATGCTTTCACATTCAATCTCATTCGCAAAAATATCAACCTGATTCAAGGTTATCACATTCAGCATCAGTTGAGCCCTATCGTTCAACCTAGGGAAAACTCTGATCAACAATCAGCTGACGATCTAACTGATCTTCTACTTTATGCCTTTGATTCTGGAGAAGGATACCGACATATTAGCAATTCCTTTGGAGGAGCGCTAAAAACTGGTTTTAATCTCCTTACTATGTGGATGGATTATAGAGATGATCCTATCAACGGAGATATTCGTTTTGGAAGGGAGCCATATAGTGGCTTTATAACCGATCCTTATTTCACCCAATTAGATTTCTCTGACTGTTCTTATGTCATGAGACGAAAGTATTTAAGCCCCGAGCAAGCTGCTTCCCTTCTCCCTGGGATGGAAAAAGATGTGATGGAAATACATTCATTTGGGTGGTCTAGGGATGACAAATTCACTTGGCTTCCTTACCAAACTCAGCCTAATGGTCAAGATTTTATTGCTTATGATGAATTTTACCAGCAGAAGTGGAAGAACATTCCCATGCTTGTAGATGAAGAAACTGGAGAGTTCGTTGAATGGGAAGGAACTCAAGAAGGGATGAAGTTCTTCATGCAGCAATATCCCCAACTCAAGAAGGTAATGAGGCCCAAAAGGTACATTGAATGCCACATTATCCTCAACAACAACTATATGAAAACGGAGATCAATCAATTTGGTCTCGATGAATATCCTTTTGTCCCATTTGTCGGCATCTTTGAACCAGAATCCGAAAACTGGGGCATCAAAGTTCAATCTTTAGTCCGTCCTCAAGTAGATCCTCAACGAGAATCCAACCGAAGACGCTCTCAAATGGTTGACATTCTCGATTCTCAAATTAACTCGGGATGGATTGCCGATGAAGAGTCCGTTATTAATCCTCGTTCACTCTTTCAAACTAGTCAAGGAAAGGTCATCTGGAGAGATAGGGATGCGAAACCGGGTGCTATCGAAAAAATTCCACCTGCTCAAATTCCGCCTAGTATGTTTGAGCTCCAACGACAATTTGATGCGGATATTTTATCAGCTGTTGGGATAAATGATGCATCTTTTGGGATGACCCAGAATGATCAAGAGTCAGGCATCATGATGATGCTGAGGCAAGGCGCTTCACTAGTGAATCTCCAAGATCTTTTCGAAAACCTGCGCTTTGCACAAAAACAGGCTGCTGGAAAATGCATTAAAATGATGCAAAACTGGACACCCCAAAAGATACAAAGAATTCTGAATCGTCCTCCTTCTCAACAATTCTATACAAAAGATTTTATTAAGTATGACATTAGCATTCAAGAAGGAATGCTTACTGGAACCCAAAAACAAATGTACTTCCGTCAGCTCCTGGATCTTAAGCAAGTTGGCGCACCTGTTTCTGGGGCAATGCTTGCTAAAGCTGCACCTATTCAGGGTAAATCTGAATATCTCAAGCAACTTGAACAAGAAGAGCAGCAACAAGCTCAACAGGCGCAACAAGCTCAACAAGTTCAACTCTCCATGATTGATGCCGACCGTCAAGCTAAACAAGCAAAAGCTATTTCTGACGTCGCTCTCTCTAAAGAAAGATTTACTCGGGCGGTGGCAAACATGGGACTCGAAGATGAAAGAGCAGCAAGAGCAGTTGATGATCGAGCATCGGCAGCACTGGATAGGGCCCGAGCCATGAAAGAACTTGAGTCTCTCGATGATGAACGTCTCGTTAAATACTTAGGTATCGTGCGAATGATGGAAGAGATGAATCGAGGTCAAGAAGAACAAATTAAAGAAGACGATGTCTTTATTAGCGCAAGAGGTCAAGCGCACGCAGAGCCTCAAGCAAATCCTTTTGATGGAGCAATGCTTCAACAAGAGACATTACAAACGCCACAACCTTTGGAGGTTTGAAAATGGCACAAGGATATAACGACCGCCTGGACGAAAGCCTAGGGATGAGACGAGGAAAAGAGAGCACAAAAATGCAATCTTACAAAGATCGTCGTGATGAATCTCGGGGCGCTCGCCGTGGCAAGGAAGGTGGATCTGTATTCAACCTCAGAGACAACACTCAAGCGAGTGAAGTTAAAAAGGTGCCAACAGATTCGGAGAAATACGACATGGGTCGTGTTCAACCTTACAGCTGTGGAAGCAAAGGCTACCCTGCTGAAGCATGGAACTACGAATATTAAGGAGTAGACATGAAACAACAGACTGGAGAAACCCGCGACGCAATCATTGAAGATGACAATAAAAGAATACAAGAAATTCTAGACGCCAATAAGAACCGTAAGGAGCCCTATTGGATTGTTGTATTCGCCAAACCATCCAAGAGCAGCGTAGATGGGAAGCCAACGTTGGTAAAACACATCAAAGCCTATCCGGTAGAGCCTTCATCTCAAGTAGGGATGATTGCCGGAAAGGTCGACAATGTAAAAGGCACTGTCGATTGGGAGGTAAATATGCCTCAAAGACCGTTTGACTTTGATGCGCTTCAACTTGTTGGAGCCGAGCAATGCAATGAAGTGGTCGTGGAAACCACAACAATTGCAGATGCCTACGTAACACAATAGTGCCGCCGACTTATGGGCGTAAATAAGGAGAATTAATCGCATGAGCGAAGAAACACAACCTGCGGGCGAACAAAACATGGAGGCCGCCGCTCCTCCGGAAGTTAATGTTGAACAAACTCAAGCTGAGAATGGTTCAGAGCAGAATGGACAAACTGTCCCTCTCTCTGCCCTTCAATCAGAAAGAGAGTCACGTCAACGGATGGAAGAAGAATTAAGGATGATTAAGGACCATTTGTCTTTGATGGAATCCTCTAAAAGACACTCGCCAGCCCCACAAAAAGATGATTTTGATGGAATGGATGACGGAGACGTTCTCACCCTTGGAGACTTTAAAAAGCTCCTAGGAACTCGTGAGAAGCAGTATCAAATGTCTATTGAAGAGATCCGAATGAGTCAAAAGTACCCTGATTATCAAGAGGTTCTTCACAAGTATTTACCGGAAGTTTTAAAGGCGAACCCTGCTTTAAGACGATCATTGGAGGCAAACCCGGATTATGAAGTCGCTTATCAACTGGCTAAGATGTCGCCCAATTATGCGGCAGCTACTAAAAAGGAAAAGAAACACATGGATGCAGAACGCATAGTTCAAAACGCCCAACAAGCGGGCAGTTTATCTAGCATGGGGGCTTCGACTCCTGTTTCTCAAGCCAAGAGATATAAAGACATGAGTGATGCCGAGTTCCGAAAACTGGTTAATAATAATTTAGGGGTCGTTTAAGGAAAAAACACGCTCAAACCACCTCACTTTAAGTGAGAAGAGCAAACAAAACACGAGGACAACATGACTATAACCACTGTAAGTGTGTTACCTCCTGCGGTACGGGAATACTATGATCGGCTTTTGTTAATGACTGCGTATCCAACGCTTATCTATAACAAATTCGCTCAAAAACGTGTTCTCCCCGAGAAGAATGGTGACACTATTGTGTTCCGTAGATACTCGCGTCTTTCTACGGTGCCAATCCCACTAATTGATGGGGTGACTCCTCCTGGAGCTCCTCTAAGTGCGACTGACATCAAAGCGCAAGTCTCTTTCTATGGAAACTTTGTAACTATTACTAACCAAGTTGAACTTACTGTAGAAGACAGAGTTCTTAACGAATCAGCTCGCCTCTTGGCTCAAAACATGGCTCAAACCATGGATGAAGTCACTAGAGACGTTCTTGCTTCAACAAGTTCTGTCCTTCAGTGTTCTAACGGTTCTAACGGAAACACTCCGACAGAACTCACAAAAGAAGATATTGACGCAGCTGTAAAAACACTGCTTGGAAACGACGCAGAGATGATCTCTGAAGTTGTGACAGGACGTGACGCTCTTGGTACTTCTCCTGTACGCCCTGCGTTCTGGGGATACCTAGATACAGCTCTTCTAGATGACCTAGAATCAGTTTCTAACTTCTTGAACACTAGTAACTATGCTCAACAAGGAACTGTTCTGGATGCAGAATGGGGATCTACTGGCAACGTCAGATGGCTGTACACCAGCGTTGGATCTGTCACTAGCGCTTCTCCTGCTGTCTATAACAACTTCATTGTTGGTAAAGAAGCATATGCACTCGTTCACCTTCGCAGCGAAACTGGAGACTTCTATATTGAGCCTCTCGGTTCTGCTGGAGCTGCTGACCCACTTCATCAAAGAGGATCAGTAGGTTGGCAACATCCATTTGTTGCTCGAATTCTGAACGACGCGTTCATGATTAACCTAATGGCAACCCATTCATAAGGAGGAATTAGTATGGCACAAATGAAAGT